GCGTTTGCCGATGCTGTTTTGTACCAGTTTGCTCCTACATTGGTATACTGTCCATATTGCAAAATATAATGGACAGTGCTTCCACCATAAGTGCCTGTATTCCTTGTATACCGGGTAACTGGTGTGGCGGCATCAATACAATCATTCCACCCTTGATTGTATGACCCGCCTTTATTAAAATTTATTGCACCTCCCGATGCTCTTGTTATCGTAAGCGTTGTTCCGTCTGCACTTACGCTTGCATCTAACAGGTTTATTCTGCTACCACCGGACCATATTTCAGAACCGGAAATCGTTCCTGTTGCGCCAATTGCTGAAGAAGCGGACAATTGATGAACTGAAAGTAGATTGATATTTGAAATTGCCGCCTGTACTGTTGTAGCGTTAATGTCATCAGCTTCGATCTTTTTTGCCAACAACGTGTTAACGCTTGTGAAATCAGACGTGATGGCGGTCAAAGTTCCGTCAAGGGTTTTCCCTCGATAATCAGAATCAATAGATGAAGAATTACCAACAACAATTAGATCACCAATAATCCGGGTTATTGTCTGTGATCCAGATTGTGAGTTTATCTTTGTTGCGCAGATACCGCCGGTAAGCGTGTTATCATCGAATACGCCGAACTTGGCAACAGAACCGCTCACAGTATGCTCTGCGTAAAGCCCAACTCCGTCTTTTATAACCAGCTTTCCGGTTTCGTCATGGTAAAGGCTCCCGGCAAGGGTATAAACCGTCTGGCTTGCGCCGATGTTTATATGATCAGCGTTTATCCACGCTGTTGATTCATACTCCCCGGTTTCTCCGCTCTTATTGATTGCCAGGACGATTTGACCGGCAAGGATATAATCCTCACCGTTTCGCCGTTTGACAACCATACCAATCTGCTCATTGGTCTTAATAAACTCCGTTATAGTGTCAGACAGTTCGTCTTGGAGTTTCGTCATCCCCCGACCACCGCCGCCACCGCCGCCACCGCCGCCCTTCCCGCCGGTTGCTTTATCTTCGGTGTCACGGTTTATATATACGATGTTCGGGATATAATTACCAATCTCAGGACGATTTCCGGACGGGTCTACAAGGTCAACATCCAGCATAATTATCTCTTTGCTGAACGTTTCCCCGGTTTCCTCAATTTCAACAATAGCGGTATCGTGGAGCCGCAAAGGTTGATCCTTATACCCAAGCCGATAAAGGTCAACACACGTTCCGGCAATACTGATTTTCGGGTCACAGGTTCGCTGGAGGGCTTCCCACGTTTTCTGAAGCAGGACACCCGCATCTTTAATATCTGAGTTCTGGTAATAACCGAACCTTGCCCGACCATTCCGACCATACAAAGCGGTTTTCTCAGGCCATTCAAGATAGGTCTGATTTGCGGGTTTCGCAGGATGGGATGCAGTTGCGGTCCAGACCTCATCTTTGAAGGTCAATTCTTCCTGTTTATCATCCTGACCAGCAACAGTAACGTCAACATTTCCTCCGTAACCATACAGGGCGGTTAATACTTCCGAATCGTCATAGGTAACAACCGGGTCAAGAAGGTTTTTCCGGATTGATAGCCGCACCCCACGGAAGGTTCCTCCGGCGGGAGCAATATCCAGATACCGTCCCGTGATCACTCCTGCGGAGGAAATAACAACCCGGGGAGTAATATAAACGTTCCAGTTGTTCTGGATCGCATTCACGGCGTTCCAGACGCTCCCACGGCTGAAATCTGTGCTTTGCGTTCCGCTGGCGGTATTATTACCAACGCTCCACAAAGTCCCCGTAAGGGCTGTTGAAAGGGCTTGGGCGGCTGTTTTATCGGTAATTTCCGTTGTGTCAATGTGTTCGTCCGATAATTCAGCGAGTGCGATATGCTCTGCGGTTATCTGCTGGAAGTGATCCGGCTCCGTGTTTACAACGTTCCGGATTTCAAAAACCTCAATATTATCCGTTGCCGGGTCACGAAACGCAATCCGCATACCCCGTTCGATAACCTTACCCGGAACGAAAGGAAAGTCTGCGTTGACGCTATATTCCTGTTGTACCCAGTGACCGCTTTCAATGTCCGTCCGGGTAAAGAGCGTTGTGCCTGCGGCGTTCAGAAAGATAAACTCCATTATTGCCACCTCTCACGCCATTTTACCGTACCGGTTCCCGTGACCGTCTGTAAACCCGTTGCCGGGATCAGAAAGCGGCTATTCACGTTATAATTGCCCATTATGGACGAATTACCGACAACGGCTGTCTGTTTATTAAGGTCAATAACCATACTCCCCGCCGGAATCGTTGAAAATGTGATCGTGTTCCCGTTCAGACCGTAACTCTGATTTGATGACGCTCCGGAAAGACTCCGCTCAATCCGCATAAGCGGCTCCGCATCGCCCATAACCCGGAACTGCGTACCACAGGCCACGCTCTTTTCTTCGCAATCCGTCCAAAATGGATTATCAATACAGGTAAAGACCAGCCGCAGTTTTGCTTCCCACCACTGGCGCATTGACGGCTCCGGCTTTTTCGTACAAATTGCCATAAGGTAAAAGCCCGGATGCCCGGGCAGTTCCAGCTTGTATTCCTTGTCTGATTTCGCCCAAGCGGAAACCGCCATCAGAGCCGCTTGCCGCTGGTACATATCGTCAGAGAGAATAGCGAATGTGACAGACACGGTTCGGGTTCCGTACCGATTCCGGACGAATACGGAACCCGGGGCAACTGCCCTCGCCCGGGTAACGGGATTGTTTTCAATCGGGCTAACCCGGATATCTTCAATCATTACTCCCGCAACGCTTTGGATATCAACGCCGTCAAAGATAATCATTGTTGCCATCCGCTCCTTTGTAGTGACCGGTAACTGTTCGCCTGCTGTTTGGAGATAACCGAACCGACAACACGCCCGTCAAGGTAAACATCCCCGCCGGGTTTTACGTTATCCCGCATAACGTCCCCAAGAGCCGAATAATCAACATTCTGGGAAGCGGCACCGCCGTTTTTGAACCTCTGCCAAATCCGGTTTTCCTCTGCCGTCAAGATTCCTTCACCCTCATGCAGTTCTGCGAGGTATCCGTTGAACGGGACGTAATCAAGACCGGTTGCGTGGCTTCCGTTCAGCGTGAAGTTGATAGAACCGAAAGACCCAAGGTTGATATTAACCCCGAAAGAATTTAGCCTGTTTAGATCGTCAATAATCGCCTGTACTGCTGACGCAACCTGACTCTCATTTTCATTTAGACCGGAAGCAAGACCGCCGACAAGATCAGCCATTGCGCTGGATGCTTCCTCGCCAAGGAACATTTCCCCAACGGCTTCTTTGGCTTTATCCACCATAGCCTGATAGGTTTCGTCAACGGCAAGTTTTTGTTCCGTTAATCCGTTGGTAAATTCTTCCTTTTTGCTCTGAACGTCCGCATACAGTTTATTTAGCTTTTCGATATCCTCTTTGGATTGACCGCTGTTTACAAGGCTGTTCAAATATTCTGCCGATTCTGCGGAACCGTCCGAAAGGGAAGCAAGAAGGTCATTTGAATATCCCAACTCCCGGGCTTTCTCAAGGTTGTCAAGATATTCCTGCATATAGTCAATCTGGCTTTGGAGTCCAGCCGCCATCGTTTCCGGCTGATACTTCTCCATACTTTGATTGAGTTCATTCTGAGCGTTCCGAACGTTTACCAGTGCTTCATAAGCCTGTTTTTCCGCATCGGTTAGTTTACCGCCTGCGTCAACGTATTCCTGCATCTTCCGCAGAGCGGCGTTATCACTGCCCCACTTCTGCCAAACGTCAGTATACTTGTTAAGGGCTTCCGCTTCCTGTGCCGCCAGTTCGTTGCTCTTTGTCCGGAACTCATCCCCGGCTTTATGGACGGAATCAAACCCGCTGATAACACTATTGACCGCCTGCGCCGTGGCATCATGTACGCTCTGAGCGTAATCTGTCATAGCTTTTATGGCTTCTTGTACGGTTGCAACGGATTGTTTCCACGCATCGGAAGTATCTTCAGCAGCACCTTTGTTTGCATCGGCAACGCCTTCAATGGCAGCTTCTTCCTCGCCGTACTTTTCGATCAGTGCTTCTTTACCTGCGGCTTGTTCTTTCTCAGCCTTTGTAAACGCTTCAGCTTGACGGGTTGCTTCGGCTTCCGCTTCAGTACTTTCTTTTACGATCTTTGCATACGCTTCTGCTTCTTCACGGGAAACACCCCATTCGGCATAGTCACGGAAGATCAGACCGCCCTTTTCTTTGTAAAGGCTTGCAAGGTATTCATGCTCGTCTTCGAAGTTCTTCTGAAGCTGGGCTTTCGCTTCTGCTGTAAACTGGTATTTGTACAGCTCTCCTCTCGCTTCTTCAAGGGCTTGCGCCTTTGAATAGTAAGCCGCCCACGCGAGCTTTTTTTCCTGTGCGGCTTTCCACTTGTCAAGGTTCCTCTGGACGGCATCGGTGCCGCCGTCTATCGCGCCGGTTTCGGTATTGATAACACTCGTCAGAGATGGAATCAGGCTTGTTAGTTGCCTTGTACCTTCTCTCCACTTGTTGTACTGCGTGACAACGTGTTCAACGTCCAGCCCCAGACTCGCAATATACTCCCGAATATCCCCGCCGTTTTTCTCGACATCTGAAATATCAGCGAACAGATCAGCCAAAGAAACCGTCGTGCCATTGTTCAGCGTAACCGTTTCTTGCTCAATTTTTTTAAGGATGTCAAGGATCGCCTGCGCTTCGCTGGCGGTTTTTTGAAGCTCGCCCATTTTCCCGGCTGTGTCGACTTCAATATCGTTGAAATCATCAAGAACCGTGCGCTCGGGTGTTTTTGTGATTTCTTCAAGGAAGGTTGCTACACCGGAAATGAGCGGCTCAATTGTATTCAGGATAAAGGTTCCGGCGACCGCGGAAATGGAATCAAGTGCGGTCTGGATGCGCCGTTGTGCGTTCGCAAACCCGTCAGAGGTCTTTTCGAAGTCGCCCTGTGCGTCAGCGGTCGCCTGCATGATGTACTGATACCGGAGCATGGTCTGTTCGCCCTGGCTCATCTCGGAGAAGGTTTTTTCAAGCCCTTGTGCCAGCGCAAACGCTTCGAGGTTCGCAACAGACATATTGATGCCGAGTTGCTTCAGCGGTTCCGTTTCGCCGGATATCCCGGAACGAATCTTCTGAAAGGCCGTTTCAAAATCCAGATTGTAGAAGGATGCCATGTCAGCCGCTAACCCGGCAAGGTCGGTTGACATACTTGTTATTTCTTTTCCGGCCAGCCCGGAAGATTTCATCATCGCACCGAGCGTGGAAGTAAACCGTTTCGCCATTGTTTCGGTTAAACCGAACTTTTCCCCGGCTTTCTTTGACCAGTTGTCAATCACCCGTGCGTCGTCACCGAACACGGTATCAACAACGTTCTGCACTTCCGCAAGGTCAGAAGCGGCCTGGATTGCATCTGAACCAAAATCAAGAAGGGCCTTCCCGATCTTCGCAGCTGAAAAGTATGTTACTACCTTCTTTGCCATATCAGCAAAAGCCTTTTCAATGGACGAGGTACTTTCTTCTGTGGACTTGTCCCACTTTTTGGATTCGTTCTGAATCGCCGCAGTGATATCTTTTACACTCGCAATAGCGTGTTTACCGTCTGCGGTAATCTCAAATACAACCTGACCGTCAGCCATCCTGTTCACTTCCTTTGGCAATAATTCCCATAAGCCCGGAGAACACCTTGGCAACGTCCTCCTGGTACTTCTTGGCCTGTTCCTTTTCGGATAGGTGAATAGCAACGTCGGCTTTCGCTTCCATCAGCCACTCCCGCTCCTGTGCGTTCCATTTTGTAGGTGCTGGCATCGGTCTAACCCGGATGCCTACAACCTCCGCATAACGGCTCCCCTCCGGAATAGCGTTCAGCAGTTCGGAAAACTCTATCCAATGGAGCCTATCCCGGTAAAGGTCTATCCCGTAAGCCTGACGGAACGCCGCCCGAATCATCCCGGCATCCTGCACGAAATCCGTGACCTTCTGTGCGTCCTTTTTCGGCTTCTCTTGGAACAATAGACCTTTTACCGCTTCAAGTACCTTCGGCACGTTTTTTGGCCTGTTTGTAAGGCATTTAATGGCATTATATGCCCGTGCTTCCGGCATAACATCGTCCCGGTCTAATTCATCCATCATCCGCAGGACGTTCCGGAAATCGAAATCCAGTTTATAAAACCTCCCGTCAACCGTTACGCCGTTCGGGAGGGTATCCTGCAACTTCATTTTACCTTCTGCGCTTTCGTGATCTTCTTACCAAGCCGCCCACGGAAATACATTCCGCAAGCGGTAATCACTGCCAGAGAATCCCCGCCGTAAAAGGTCATCAGCCGCTTTCCCTGATCCTCTCCAAAGATAGTATCAGCGAACAACCGTGCGGCTTCCTTTCTCTCCGCATCCGGGGTTTCCTCTGTTACGTTGCTCAGACGGTCATACACACGCTTTAATCCTGTTACAAGCCCTGTTCCGTCCGCTCTGACGGTCAGGGTAATAGTTTTATCCACATTCCGAAAAGTCACCTTATCTGATACCGGAAACGGGTTTATTTCATGATTAAACATTTTCGACCTTCCTTTCAGAAAAAGGGCGGGGATAAAATACCCCCGCCCCGGTTAATTGATTTGTCAGGTAACGTCCGTTACCGTGGGCTTTCCGTTGAACCGGATGGTACAACCGAAAGCGTTGAGGTCAAGAGTCTGACCGCCAAAGCTGGAAATGTTCCCGATGGAGCAATCACAGACAATCTGCTTGCCGCCGCTGATGATCTTCACGCTGGAATTGCGCTCAGTACCCAGCTTGAACTGCTTCCCGGCAATAAAGTCCTGCGCAGCATCACCAACAACACGCTTGCCGGTGATCGTCAGTTCCGGAGCGGCACCAGTTACCTCATTGTGAGCGAAACCTTCACCGCAGAGGAAGAAACTCTGCTGGTTCTGTTCGTTCTCCGCAAAGGCCATTCCCTCAATACCCTTGCACAGTTTGGCATAAGTCCAAGTGCCATCGGCACCCCCGGAGCCTTCAGTGTATTCAGTACCGATATACAGTTCATTTACCCAGTTCGCATCCATAGGCTATTTTCTCCTTTCATTCGATATTCGTGTAAACCTTGACATTCAAAGCGGATGCCATAACCCACTTGCTTTCTTCATCCCGTTCGATTATCTGAGGTTCCGTCATGGTTGTAATATCCACAATCTTCCAGTTTTCCCCGGAAGGATACTCAAGGAGCATTGTCAGATATTCGTGGATATTATTCATGGCTTCAGATAAGGTCTGAAGGTTTGAGTGTTTTCCGTTGATCGTGAAATCCAGAATAATATACTGGTTCTTGTCCATGTATACCGATTCTGGACCGCTTGGACCGACCTCACAACACAGGCTATCGTCCGTCCCAAGCGCACCCCGGCTGATAAGGGCGAAAAGATCAAGCCCATCAATCAAATCCATAACGGATTCAACCGCCGCATTTATAATGCTCATAGGTGTTCTTTCAATCTCCTTTCAGCCAATTCTTTCCAACGGCTTTTGTATTTCCGCTTTGCTGTTTCACACCATTTCCATGTTCTGCCGTTCGTTTTGCTTCTTTCAATCTCCCAATACTGCCGTTTGGCATACGGGGTTTCCCAGATAAGCCGCCCCTGTTCCGGCTGGGAATGGGCAAGAGAGGAATCAATCAGCGTGTGCTGATCTTCTTTGCAGTATTCGTTGCAATCTGCCAGGATTTCTTCTGAGAGGTCTTTCAGACCGTCTTTCCAAGCATCCATAACCTTTGCGCCGACCTTCTGCGGGTCAATCCTGATTTTCACAGGCATATTCCCACCTCACACAAGCCCGATTTCCCAATGATGAAACAAATCCGAATCATCCCGTAATTCATCAACGGTTGCAACGGTATATTCAACGCCCCGGATAATAACTTTCACATCCCCTTTATTCTTTCCGGCGGTATCGAATAACGCCCACCAATCCAGATGGGGAACGCTGTGACGCTTATCCACGAACAGAAGTGACCGCAGGACACAATCGGTATTGGTGGCGGTCTTTTTTACTGCGTTCGTTGGCTGAACATGAACCTTTTGCACCGTATATTCCGTGTATGTCGGATTCTGATACCGGTCTGTGCCGGTACATGCTTTGACCGTTGCCGTTGACCGCATGATCTTTGCCGGGATAGGCTTTAGCATATATGCCACCACCCATCGTAAGTAGGAACCTGCGGATTCATTAGCCCGGTCTGTTCCAGATAGGATTTTGCCGCCGGGGAAATACTTGCGCTCATCGCCCCGCCTACGCTGGTTCTGCTTTTTCCGTCCACTTTTACCTTGCCGACCGTGAACCCGGTATCATTCCCGTTGCTGATACTCTCAACGCCGTTAATGGCGAGGAAATCAATCTGAGAACAGACCGCAAGCCTGTACAGGGTTTGGATCATGGATGGGAAACGGTCAATGGTGGTTTCGTCCACCTGCCAGCGGGTCATAGCCCCGATAATTCGGGAAGCGTGAGCGTTGAGCGTGGGGAAGGAGGTTTCATCAACCTCCGTCCCCTTGTAGGTGTCAGTGTAATACTGATAATCTACAATCACGCCCATGTTCTCACCTCATCAGGTGCCAACAACCAGCGTGGTATTGCCGCCGCTGACAGCCGCACCGGTCTGGACATTCACCAGAGCAACGGTAATGTACTTCCCGGCAGTCTGGCTCTTCAGAGTCACACCGTTGGTCAGGTCAGCCCATGTCTTGGTGCTGTCCGGAGCGGAACCATAGGTCAGGGAAACAGCCGCATCGTTCACGGAGTACACCAGTTTCAGACCCTCCATAGGCGCACCGGTGCCGAAAATGCCGTTGCCGGTCACATTGATCTTCGTATCACCGGCCGCAGACCCGGCGGTGGAAGTCACAGTCAGGGAACCGAGGGACGGAGCCGCACCCAGATGCGCATACACGCCAGCCTGACGCTGATCCAGCACAAAGCCGCCGTAGTAGTACCGTTCATAGTACAGATACTTGCCCTTGCTCTGAGCGGTTGGAGCGGAAACCATCGCCGTTTCGTACTTCACCGGGAACGCAACGGCTTCCGGGTCAACCAGCAGGAAATTGATCTGCTGTGCGTAGGTGGTATCAACCGCCCAGCCCTGCGTGAAGTCGTAAACGGTCTTCATCATGTCATCCGGCACTTCGATAACGGTCACGCCGTCCAGACGGGCGATGTTCCGATCAACATCACGGATGCCGGAGGTTACTTCGATGAACCGGGTCATGCCGGTAGCCTGCTTCAGCAGTTTATAGGTCGCAGGGGTCATATACGCAACCACACGGTCACGGTTGACACGCTGGTTCGTCATGTAGGCAAGGGCGTTATCCCACTCTGCCAGGATCGTTGCGGCAGTCAGGCTCTGGGTGGATACGCCGCCGAAAGCGGAAGCGAAGGAAGCCAGCTTGGAAGCGATGAACGCATCCATTTCCGGCACCTTCTGCTGTTCAACGAAAGCCCGGGTGATATTTGCAATATTGGCAACACCGGCGGTTTCGTCAATATCCATCGGGTCAACGAGGGTATCCCATTCACGATCCATCTGGAGTTCGACAGCCTGCCACTGGTTTTCCCAGTTGCGCTGAAAATTTCCGTCAATGCTGTTGCGGTTGACCGCACGGGCACCATTAACGGTGATGGTCGGAATGTACATGGTTTTTCCCATGCCGGACTTATACTTGTTGGAGTTATTCGCCGCAAGCAGAGCGGCGAAATAGGAAAGATAGGGATACTGCTGAGCCAGCGCACGGCTGTATTCAGCGGCATAGTTTACGTTCGCAATAGGCATGTTTTTTACTTCCTTTCTCTGTTATTTGGAGACAAAGCCCCATGCTTTCGTGAGTGCTTCAACCGCAGATTCTGTTCCCTTCGGCATCGTTCCCTTATCCGGGGAGCCGAAAGTGGGTTTTGGCTGGGGTGGCTGTTCCTCCGGGATGAAATACTCATCATATTTCTCCTTGATGCCGGTCAACTGTTCGCTTACCGGCTTGGCACCTTCCCCGGATTCCAGCATATTGAAAACCTGTTCCCGGAATTTCGGTTTGACGGTCTGGAAATCTTCCCCGCCGATTGCCCGAAGCATATCCCGTTCCCGTACAACTTCCGTATATTCCGGACTGGTCTTCACATCGACCGGCGTAGGCTGTGCGGCCTTTACGGCTTCATCAATCCGTGTCTGTACATCGCTTTGCAGTATGTAGTTTGCGGAAAGGCTTCTGCCGCTTTCGGTCATGATGTACTCAATCTGGTCATCCGAGAATCCTTTGTCTTTCAGATCAGCCCTCTTGAAAAGTGCCATTGTTTACCGTCCTTTCTTTACCGTCCAGACGTGGACGCATTGAAGGTTTTTTCCGCTGACCTTCTCAGCGAATTTGTTTTTGCAAAGGACAGTATTGTCCGTTGCAAAATGGTATGAAAAAAGCATCCTTCCAGATGCTTATTCATAAAAACCACCCATACACGGCGCAGGCGTTATCGTCCACCCCACACCCCACCATTTTTTACCCATCGAATTTCTTCCTCTGGGTGGCATGAAAAAACCGCCCTTTGGCGGTTCAATCATCTTCTTCCGGCTCCACAAGTCCTTCCGTGCGCCGTCCGTTCAGAGCGTCAAGAACGTTCTGAACCATTTTCTTTGCCCCTTCGATCAACGGGGCTTTGGTTGTTTCGTCCGGGATACGGTCTGCCGTGTGAAGGATTTCCGCAGTATCATGCAACGTTGTGCATACAGAGCAGAACTCCCCGTTATCTCCGTATTCGGGAGCGTTCATTTTGCTTGTGTCCATTTTATCCTCCTGTTTTAAGGCTGCTTATAGCCTGTTTCAGCGTGTCCGCTTCCTGCCCGGGGATTTTCCCGGCTTTGCTTCCTCAGGCGGTTTTTTAGCCTGTTTCTGCACGTTTCCGGCGGTCTTAAAGTAATCCGGGAGAATTTTCCCGCAATCCATGCAGGAAACAACCCCGTTCACGCTCTTTACCCGCTCATGTCCGCACTTCATCCCTGACCCTCCTTTCATACCTCCGGGAAATCAGCCTTTATTGGCGTTCTCTCCCGGTTCGTTCTCCTTGCCCTCCCGGTTTCCTCGCAGAAATCGTTAAGGTTTGTGCTGGCTTTCTTCACTCTCAGCCGTTGCGCCCTTATTTCTTCATCGCTTGCCCTCTGTGCTTTCAGCACCGCCAGATCACGTTTTTCGTATCGCAACTGACGTTCCAGCCTTCTCTGCTCTTGGCTTTCTTCATACTCTTTGTCATTTTCTTCCTTGTCCTGCTCCGGCGGTCTAATCCGGGAGAAACCCGGCACAAAGGGAATCGGGTAATGCTTGCAGTTGATCCCGAATAACCCCGCCGCCTGCCCGTAAGTGGTTTCACTCTGAGCATAAACGTGAACCGTGTTTCCTTCGTCATCTTCCACGTCCCGGGAAAGATCGTTCCGGCTGATAACCTTCCCTTGCCAGTCATAGCAAAGCGGCCTTGCCCCGTCATGGTGGGATACCTGATAAAGGTCATCCCCATAGGCTTCCATACGTTCCCAGACAGCCGCACGGCCTGTGTTCGCCATCGTGGTTCGGATATCCATTGTTACATAGGCTTCCGGACTCCAATGGTGATCCCCGTGGTCAATGTACACCTTGATTCCGTTATCGACCATTTTTTGAACAGATTCCCGGACAGCCTGATTCAGCGAGGAAACCCCGCTGACCACTTCTCCGGTTGCAGTATTCAGAATGCCTTGTGTCCGTTCCATCTTGAAGGCAATATCCGCCACCGTTGCCCGGTACGCTTCCTGTGTACTTTCCAGCATGACAGTATTTACAAGATTCAGCTTATCGGCTGACTGCTGATAAAACGCCCGGAAAGCCTGCATTTGCACCGGTGATACTTCCGGCGGGAGAAATCCCGCCCCCAACAGTAAACCCTTCTCAGCGGCCTTTCTAAGCGGCTTCTCCACCCCTTTTAAGCTATCCCTGATGGTTTCTTCCAGAAGGTCAGCCAAAGCCGCATCCGCATCTTTCAGCATTGACAGGATAATAGCTTCGGTTTCCCTTGTAACCTGTCCCATCTCGGCCAGTTTGCGTATCTGATAATCCCAACTGCCGCCGGGTGTCATTCCGTCCCGGATATACTGAAAGTGTCGGGCAAGGTTTATCAGAATCCGATCCGTAACGGCTCCGTATACCTCGCCCATGCGCCAACTCATTTCGTCAATGAATTTCGGGTTCATTCACCGACACCGCCAAAGAGCCGGGTCACATCCACGGCGTTCGTCCGGTTTTCCTCCGCAATTCGTTTCAGTTCTTCCTCCGCTTTCTCCGGAGTCAGCCCCTGTCCATACTTCCGATCCGTCAGGAAAGTGTATTTGGAAAGGAGTCCGGCACCGACCAGCATAACGCCCTCATTGATATTCGTCTGCCGGTCTTGCGTTACACCGTCATCAAACGTGATACTAACGTTGTAACCGTTCGCCGCAAGGGTTTCAACCTTCTGCCCTTCATACTCCATTTCATACAGTGTCGCAACTTCAATGATATTCCGCACAAGATGTTCAAGAGCCGGGGTCAACTGGTTCTGAATCGTCTTGATTGTCTTATACGTCTTGGAGTTTTCGGAAACAACCTCTGTTGCGGTTTTCAGCCCTGTATGCTGATCGAATGTAAACGTGCCAGCGGAAAAGCCAGTCTGAAGGCAGAGGATAGACAGGAAAGCGTTGATTGCGGCAACGTGTTCCTCAACCCGGAGTTCAACGGAGTTATCCGTGATCTTCAAATCCTCCGGGGTATCGGATGCCAGGGCTTCATAGGTTTCGTCATTCGCATCGAAATACCGGAGCAATCTGCCGGATTCCGGGTCAACGATTGTCCGAACCGCCCGGGCGGGGACAATGATCCGCTTTTTACCAAGACGAAACTCCCGCACAAAGGAGTCATAGCAGATATCCAGCGCATGGAGCGTTTCCAGTGCGTTTCCGTATACGCTCATTCCCAGCGGGGAGTTATCGTCAAGATTGTTCGCAATCGGTGTTCTCCAATAGGTGAAAAGCGATTCCGAAACCGGCACAACTGTTTCTTCTTCCAGATACGGGTATATGTCAGCAAGCGGCCAGCGCACACCCAATATATCCTGACTTTCCCCGGCGGTTTTCCCTTTCTGAATCTCGCTCCGGAACAGTTCATTGGTTATCGTGTAGGTCAGCCCATTCCATTTATGCCACTCAAGCCGGGTGTAATAATACCCGTCTTTGGCAATCCTTGAAATGAAAACGCCCTCCGTCACTTTGGCGTTATCCCATGCTGTCGGGATGAACTGGTCAGCCATCGCATACCCGATATTGATTGACCGGGTATCAGGCAGTTCGTTTCCGTTTTCGTCCCGCTTTACGTCCGCATAAACCTTCATAGCGGATCCGCCAAGAGCAAGCCCTTGTTCTATGCTTTCCTGCATCTTCTCCCGGAGTGCGTTTGCATCCAGAACCTTCTGTACAAAACCGTCCAGCGGGTCATGGTTTTCCTCTGTGCTTTCCCGTCCTTCAATCGTGACGTTCACTGTGCATTCCTCGCCCCAGACAAGGGAAGCCATTTCAGCGCAGATCGCTTTCGCAATATTCATCCGGTATACTTCCCGTTTTGCGGCGGGGTTTGCGATTGTCGGAGCCGGGATCAAATGCCATACTTTATAGAATCCACGGTAAAGCCATTTCCAGATGAAAATGCCGAAATAATAATACTGGTTGAAAGCGGGAACGCCGCCCAACTCAAAAACATCTTTGAACTCCCGGGCAATACCGGTATTGGCTCCCGTTCTCTGCATCCAGTTTCGCCACCTTTGTTTTAGTTTCTCTAACATGATCATCCCCACAATCCGTAGGTTTTCGCATAATGGTTGTGACCGTACCTTGTCGCATCCATGACGTGGTTGTAAGCATCAACCGGCTCGCCCTTTTCATTCACGCAGTACAGTCCTGCTTCTTTGATGAAAGGCTCTGTTCCGTATCGTTCGTCCTCGACCAGATAGAACCGCCCGTCATTGATGGACGATTGCAGCATCTCGATCCCGCACATCAGGCCCTTTGTTGACCCTTTGATATCGTGTGCGTTATTGTCTGCGCCGCTGGTCATGATGCCGAATTTCTCGATCTCCAGCCGTAACGCTTTGCAGGCCGGGTCAATGTAAACATCCGACTCCCGCATTCCGTACTTGTTCCGCATATACGGCAGGTATTCTCCGCAGATATGTTTCGCCTGGTCACTCATCGCCATCGATCCACCGTCATAGTGCCAGTTGCCGACCATGAACAGGGTGTAATTCTGCGGCCTTGTAAACGGACCTACATTCTCCGCTGCTACAATGAAAAACCCGATGCTCGTTGCATCGGTTGTTCCGCCGTCACCGGCCGCGAAAGCTTCAATCGGAGTAAACCTTTCCGGAATCTTATTCAACACGTGCTTGTCCGGGTTGAACATCCAGTATATAACGCCTTCCGGGATAACCCGTTCGCCGAGCCAGTCCCGCTTATACAGGAAAGGTGACTTCTTGCAGGCCTTCTCAATCTCTGCCAGCCGTTCTGGTGTCAGGATCGGGTTATCCTCGCACCGCCAATGAATGAACCGGCAGTCCTGAACGTTCAGCACATTCTTTATACATGGATCAGCCGGGGACGGTGGGTTCAAGTCCGCAATATGCCAGCGGTCTTTTGCGGCGTATGTTCTGCGGAAACATTCTTGAACCATGCTGTCATGCAGCAGATTGATTTCGCAGAAATAAACGCTTCCGAGCGACATACCGGTTATCGCCTTGTGGCTGTCCGCTTTGCCGCCGCCCTTCCAGTAAACCTTTTTATCACCGTCCGGGAGTTTGATCAGCAGGTGCGCCCCGGAGTCATCATGCGAGGTTCGGCAGTGCCCTTTGAAGATATGCAGAAGCCCCATGCCGTCCCCGTCCATGATCAGCCGGAAAGCCTGCTCTGCGCTGTATGCGGTGACAAGATGAATATTATCCCGGCTCCGTATAAGGTGACGGGCAAAACGCATGATTCCGGCGGTGGTTTTGCCGCTTCTGGGCGTTCCTTCCAGCCAGTCAAGTGTCCGGTCAAACGGCTTCATGATCAGGTCGGATTGTTTAGCTCCCCACTCAATCATGATTCAGCCCGCCTTTCGAGGTCAAGCAGGCTTTGGAGCAGTTCATTCCCGGCCTGTTCTGTTTGTACCATGTCAGCGGTCAGGTCTTTGTATGCCGCCGCAAGGTCACGCAGTTTGAATGACTTCGCCGCTTCCTTGACCTTTTGTATTCTCCTACCATCCTGCGAAAACTCATTTTCCGTCACACTGTTCCGGGTTTCGCTTCCGATCATGTCCGGCAGGGCATCAATTTCCCGTTCCAGCTTGCGGAGCAGTTTGGTTCTGATCCTGGCGGCAATGGTTGCATTATCAGCGGCAATATCGGCCGTTTTTTGCAGTGCTTTTGCGGTGGCTTTGGTTTCCGCTTCCTTCCTCATGCCGACCCATCCTTCAACGGTCGCCCTGGGAGAAAGAACGTTTATGCTGACCCCGTACTTCTTTGCCAGTTTCCGGTAGCTTGTACCACCGCCGATATATTCCGCCCGGATAGCGTTCCAGTCTACGTTACCAATAGGGATCACCCCCGTTTTCGTGTCAGCAGGTAAAAGAAGGGAGTATCCAGAGCCGCAAGGATGAATTTCAGTACATACTGTCCGATCATCATTCCTGCCAGACTCGGCCACATCGCCTTATCAAACAGCCAACCGAAACCCAAACCGAAAGCGATTCCAATAAACAGAACGGTGTCGATGATCTGGCTTGTCATTGTGCTGGCGTTGTTCCAGATCCACCGTCCGCCTTCTGTGCTGCCGTGCTTTGCGATGAACTTATCTCGGATTTTATGGAAGAAGAACACGTCCCAGCTTTGGGATGCAAAGTAAGCAACCATAGAACCAATAACAAATATCCAGTTCTGACCCAGCAGGCGTTCGTAAGCCGCCTGGGCTTCCGGATCAGATGCCGGGAGATACTGCGTCATTACGATCAGCAGCGTTGCCACCACTTGACCCACAAATCCCCATCTGACAGTTCTATTCGCTTCCTGTTTCCCCCATATTTCGCCGATAACGTCTGTTGCAAGGAACGTGATCGCATAACAGAGAGCCGCACCTGGAAGTGCCAGTGGAGAACCGAACAGATTGATTCCGGTTGCAAACAGTTTTGCCGTGACTACGTTTGAGATTACCAGAGCGACCACGAATACCATGTTGATTCCAATCAGGTTTGAGTTGGTTTTTTTCATAGGTGTTTCCTACCTCTTTCTTTTATTGCACCGGGTCTTTTAACCCGTTTGCTTCAAATGCTTTTTGTCTGTCAATGCAAGTTCCACATTTTCCGCAGGGATGCTCCCCGCCTTCATAGCATGACCATGTGAGATCATAGGGTACGCCGAGCATGGTTCCTTCGTAAACAATATCGGCTTTGGTTTTTTCGATGAACGGCGCGATGACTTCCACCTGTCCATCTGTTCCGAAGATGATCGCCCGGTTGATTGCCGCCGTGAACTCCGGCGTACAATCTGGATACGCATTCCCGGCAGCATCGTCTGCATGAGCCCCGTAGTAGATTTCTGATGCTCCGACGCTGACAGCGATGCTTGCGGCAGCGGAGAGCATCAGCCCGTTCCTGAATGGAACGTATGTACTGACCGGTTTTCCGGGATCGTTTTTCTGCTGCTCTGCATAACTTCCTTCAGGAATAGCGTTTTTTGAGCTTTTAAGCAGGCTACAATCGCTTCTGGCGAAGATAACGGATAAATCCATCTCCATCAGTTCGACCGCGTAATATCGCGCGATTTTTCGCGCAGATTGCATTTCCCGGTCATGCCGCTGTCCGTAATACATATTCACGGCCAGCACTTCTTTCGCCGGGTGTTTCTTCAAGGCAACCGCAAGGCAGGTGGAAGAATCCAGCCCACCGGATAAAAGAACAACTGCTTTCATAAATGTTTCTCCGCATACTTTTGATATTTCAGCCATTCAACAAAGTTATTCAGGGCGGCTTCCCGGCTGGCTCCGATCTTGTGACCCTTCGGAGCGTCCCGCTTGACCATTGTTTTTCCGTCAAAGTAGTACAGAAAGCCAAACCTGTTTCCCGTTGTCCATGCCGTTGAGTCCACGCTGTCAAAGTGATAATGCGGAAGCAACGCGAGGTTCGTAAATCCCAGGCCGTGTATCCTGGCTCCTTGATTATGTGCTTCAGCAATCAATGCAGGGAAAGCTTTGTATTTGTCCTTTGTGATCTCCCCGCTGACGATCCCGCCGATTGCTACATAACTGTAATCCTTGCACATTCCCCGGTATTCATCCATTCCCCGGGAAAGATGCCAGACCGGGATCGACTGCCGTCCTGTCAGCCGTTCCAGCTTCGCTCTAATCTGCTTGACCCTCTCGTATCCGACCACCGAATCAATATCCAGTTCGAAGTATTTCTGAACCTTGTTTCGGTTGATAAAGTCGGCATATCTTTCCACATATTCATCCCAGTTCGGAGACCCACCCTTTCCCTGCATGAACGTAAACGCTCCGCTGTCGAGCAGGAAGTCCCCGAAATGCGGCATCAATCGCTCCGTGTCCTCGTCGGCATAAAAGAATGATTCAAGAATGTAAGGGCGATATTCTGTAACAGTTTTGTCATACCCCCCCCATTCCGCCAGGGCCAGACACCGGCGAGGTATAACTGCATTTGACCTCCGTTGAAAGGATTTTGTGCATCCCGTTCTGTCCTGCAAGATAAATCTGCATTTCTCGTTTTTTTTTACATCTTCGAGAAGGGAATCGTGGATCCAATGCCTTGACTCCCCCCCCGCCAGGAAAATTCTCATCGCATCCTCCGTGGCGTTCGTAAACGTTTGACCTTCTTTAATTCTCCGGCAGGCTTCCTTCCAGAGTGGTTTCAGATTCCCTGATACCCCCCCCGCCATATATAAAATCATGGCGTGAACCACTCTCCGCAATGTGGGCATTTAATCTGTTTTTTCTCTTTTTCGCCTTGAGCCTCGACCGGTGAGAATAGATCGTCCAGCGAATCAAGATCAGGACGGGAGAAGTTGAGTTCCGGAAAATCCTGGCCATCGATTGCAAGTGCGGCAAGTTCCTCGTCCAGTTTGGAAAAATCCCATGCCGACAGCTCTGCTGTTCGATTTGACCGGATTGCGTACTCCCTTCTTTGCTTGTCCGTCATCCAGTCCAGACGGATGCAGGGCACTTCTTCCAGCCCGAGTTCCATAGCAGCGAGTTGTCTGCCGTGGCCTGCAACGATGATGTTTTCATCGCTCCAGATTTCAATCGGACTTCCCCAGCCATCTTCAAGGATGCTTTTTTTGATCGCTTCCACATCTTCCGGCGAATGACGGCGGGCGTTCTTTTCGTATGGTTTCAGCTCCCCCGGTGGCAGATATACGATCTGCAGTTTTTCCATGCTTTGACCTTCCTTTCCGGCAGTTTTGCGGATACCTGCCAACCGCTTTTTCCGGTTCCCACTAACGCAGGGACTTTCGTTGACCTTCAAAATTTGGTATCAGCAACCCCACCGAACAATGGCTGATTCCCGTCAACCCGGAGGAAGGTCAACCCCGGCAGACCCACCTAAAATTGTTAGCATAAAGGAAGAACGGCAAGCCCCATCAGCTTGCCGCCCTATCATTTAGGAGGTGTTTCATGAATGTCAAAAACTCCGGATATACTATATCACAGGTCAATACTATAAAACACTATAATCTTTCTCACCGAATATAAAGTATCACTTTAATTCACATGGCTGGCGGGATGCGTTCCGGTTTTTATCCACCATTTAATCATCTTCGTCCGTAACGCTCCGTTTTACGGGTACACGGACTTGCATCCAGTGGAACCATTCATTTTGCCGGTCTTCCCTTATTGTGTCATTTCCGTTCCCCGTCAGCACAGAACCAATCAGGTTTATGAAAATCGTTGTCGTGATTTACGCATCTTCCTTCATTTTCAAATGCTTGATGATACCATTTGCAATCCTTGCACCGGATAAGTTCCGGAGCATTGTGAGCATCAAACGAATCAATCGTTTCTTGTGCTATGGCTTGCACGATGTATTCTTTCTTTCACTTCACCTTCTTTCCCCGTCAGCACAGAACCAATCATCTGCTACATATACTCCGAAATTTATTCTGTTGCTTTTTTTATTGTAACAACAACTATTAAATCTATGTTTGCAATCCTTGCACCGGACAATCTCCGGTTGCCCTTCAAGCACAATCGCCAGCCGTTCTTCCAGTTCTTCAATCTGCATTTGCAGATCGTTGATAACTTTCTCCCGATCAGACATACACTTTACGCTCCTATTGTGTCATAGTTGCCTTTAAGTCACATTTCTTTTTCCATGCTTGCACCGCATGACGGACAGAACGGGTCTGCAATCACTGTCCGTCTTCCGCAGTTTGAACAGATGTAGTATGTGCATCTTCCCCATATTGGTTCACCGTAATCGTCACATCCTTTGTAACATGATTTTGTCCATCCCTTCCAAACAGCTTTGTTTGTATATTTCTGTTCGTAATACTTTTCTGTTTCTTCAAGCACGTAGTCTGCATCGTATGTTAGTTTGCTTAATCTACCACCTGTTATCTCACAGATTATGTCTTGGTAGGCTTCAATTGCGTGTCTGACGTCTTCCGTTGTAAGACCGTAATCATCACCAAGTTTTTTAAGGCTGTCCTTCATATGTCCTCCAGTTTAGTTGAAGCATCATTTAAGTAAATAAAAATCAACGATAACGAATCGGGGAAAGAACATTGTTAATCTTTTATGTATCACTTAAAACTTCGTCTGCTTGTGTTTCTACATCAAAAAAGCATTCCCATATTTTGCATTCTTCCGGGTTGCAATCTTCTTTGTAATCTTCGCATATTTCAGCATACACGCATTTCCCGTTCTCTCGGTACAAATCTTTTCGTTTCCAGAAAGATTCTGCCATAATATCACCTCCGTTTGATATTATAACATTTTTCTGTCCTTTCCCAAATGTTAAGTTGTCAATGTTCGCTTTTGTAAGTTATTTCGTCATAGTTGCCTTTAAGTCCCTTGCTTCATCCATTCAACAAACGCACCGATCCTCACACATTCGTAATACATCAATCAAAAATCGAAATCTGACCCGGTAACGGTTCGTCATCGTTTCGGTTTACAATGATCCGCTTTACAATCCTGATATCATCCTCCGGAAACGGCTTATCAATCAGACCGCAGGCAATATAACTCTTTCGCCAATCCGTTGCTTCACTGGCTGAGTCCCCGTATACCAGGCACTTGAAATACGTCCTTCCATATTCCTTTTCCCGGAAGTGAGGGCAATCCTTGCAGAACCCGACACCATAGCCGTAATAATAGTGCATAGCTTCAATCTTTCGGACACTCATCCTGCACTCCTCCATTATACGAAAATGGTTGCATCAATACGCTTCATCTCTGATTCACTTCCTTTATTGGTCACGATTGGTCACTTTAAGCTAATCTACAGGAACTCCACATAACTGAAGCACTACTATGAGTGCTACGCCTGTGATAGCGATTATCCACCATATTTTCCACTCTTTGTCCATTTCGGTCTCCTTAAGATTCCACGGTGACTTTATCAGCAAGCGTTCTTTCTATCTTCCGCATAAAGTCCATTTTGGCTTCTATCGCCATGTTCAGCCCTTCTTTCTAACCATTTATTGATTACCAGCAAAGCCCGTCCGTGAATGACGTACACTCCCGGCTCTGAATAGTTCATGTTCTCCGCAACCTGTGTAAATGTTTCCCCGTTTATATACTTCCGGGTCAGAACCTCTTTCTGCTGTTCGTCCGGCACTGAATCAATAGCCGCAAGGATTTCCCGCAAAGCCGCTTCCGCTTGCGCCTTGTATTCATAGAGGATTTCGCTGGCATCCACGGCGTTGCAAACGTCCCTTGCCATCGGGTCATGTTCTGCCGGGGATGACAGCACCTTGATTTCCTTCAGCGTAACGGCGGTATTTGTCGCTCTTGCAAGTGCTTCGTCTATTGCTCTTTGCAGAGCATCAACCCGCCCGGAAAGGGCCTTGTAACGCCGCAAAAACACCTTTGCGGGGTTCTCCTGTCTACTCATGTTCGGTCCTCCATCTTGTCGCAAGCGGTGATCCATTCCGGCAGAATCCAGCCGTGATATACCCGCCAGTTCTCGCTTCCGGGCCAGCCGTCAAACAAGATGCCGCTTCCGGGAATTTCAGCTTCAAGGCCGTCCCGGTCATATAAAACAGCATCATCAGGCAATTCAACGGTCAGCCTGTATGCCGTCCTGTTATATTTCACAAGGTGCCTTGTCGCCCAGCTCTGGTTCTTCTTTTCCGGGTCAAGTGTCAACCATTGGTATCCTTGATATATTTCAACGCTTTTTGCATCTCCCGGCTTTGAAATATATACGCCGCCGAGCCTGATACCTTGCCGCCGGATGGCTTTTACATCACGAGCAGAACAGAAGTGATATATTCTCATGTTTCCTCCTTTACCGGATGCCGGTCACTGCCGGTGCTTAATCCGGATTACTGTTGCCTTTTAATCAGAGTCCTTTACCAATATGTCACCGAAAAAATACTGCAACCATTCTTCAAATTTTTCTGCTTTTTCTACACTTCCAAAGCAAGCTACCTTCAGTAATTGGTTCCCTTCTCCAATATAAAGTTCAGGTTTGGCCTTGCCAAACAATGGCTGTTTTTCAATCGAAATCATCTTATGTCCTTTGCTATATGTCATTCACTTCACGCCTTTTTGACCCGGGAAGGCTAACCCGTCACTCAAAAGGGAGTTCGTCCGTTTCCACTTGCTGAAATCCGGTCTGTTTATCGACCTTCGGCTCCGGTTGTGCCGGTTGCGATTCACTCCTGGGTGACAAAAACTCGACTTCTTCAGCCGTGACTTCAAGGCTTGCTCCGTGCTTGCCGTTGCTTTCCCACGTCCTGACGGATACCGGGCCGACAACGGAAACCTTCTTTCCCTTGCTCAGATACTTTGCGCAGGTTTCCCCACGTTCCCGCCATGCGGTGACGTTGAAATAATCGGTTTCCTGCTGGCCGTCCTTCGTTTTCTTTCGGTTAACCGCTACGGTGAAGCTGCACACGCTTAACCCGGTTGCGGTGGTTCGGAGTTCAGGGTCCTTCGTTAAATTTCCGATAATATGCAGCGAGTTCATTCTTTTTCCTCCTTGTT